AAATAAGGATTATGAACCTATTGAGAATGCTTTAATTACTATGAAGTCTACTCAAAAGAAAAAATCTAAACTTTGGAATTCTATGATTCAATCAAGAAGAATGCAGGGTAAAAATGGTTTTTTCTGTCCACCATCTTGGTCAACTGTATACAAACTTACTACAACCAAAGAATCTAATTCACAGAATTCTTGGTATGGTTGGGTTATTGAGTTTGATAAAATAATTGCTAATAAACCTAGGACTTTGGAAGTAACCAAAGACTTTTATAAAAGCGCAGTTGATTCTGAGATATTTGGTAAAGTTGATTTTGGTGCTGAGAATGCTATGAATCAAGAAAAACCAGCTCAAGAACAAGAAAAAAACTCAGAAGTACCATTTTAAATGATACACAGCAAACTATTTGAATTGTTTGCAGGTGATACTTCTCGTTATCTCAAGTCCTCTCTTACGGGAGAGGACGATGAGAGGGGAAAAAGACAAGCCAATTATGTCACTGTGCATGAATCTGTTACAGAGGATATATGGAAACAACATCTTGAAGGTAAAATTAGATTAGGCCTAAAACCAGAAGTGGATGGTCTTTGTAAATGGGGATGTATAGACGTTGACCCTAATAATTATAAAGATTACTCAGAGAAAAAGTATGTAGAGATTATCAGAAAATATTCTTTACCTTTTGTTCCTGTAAAATCAAAATCGGGTGGTCTACACATTTTTATATTTTTTACTGAAATGGCTGATGTTAAAAAAGTCGTTGCAAAATTATCTGAAATAAATGAACAGTATTTTTTAGCGCAGGAAATATTCCCATGTAATAAAGCTGTAAATATGCCTTATCACAATATGAATGCCTCTATGGAGTTTGCTTTTGATGCAAAGAACACTCCTGTAATGATTGGACGTTTTTTACAACTTGCGCAAGATATGATGATTTATCCTAAGGATTTTTTTAATTTTAAAGTTCAAGAATATGAGGCAGAATCTGAATGGAAACACTACCCACCTTGTGTTCAAAAACTAATACAAGAAGGGTGGAGTGGTAGTAATAGAAATAATTTTTTATTCAATATTCTTGTTTTAGAAATGAAAAAAAACAGCACTTTATCTGTACAACAGTTAGAGGACTTGGCACAAAAAAGAAACAGACAAGTGTTCTCAAAACCTTTGGGTCAATCAGAGGTATCTCAATTAACTAAATCTGTACATAAAGGAGGTTATCAGTTTCAGTGCCCTCCAAAACACCCTGAGTATAACCAAATATGTAATAAAGAATTATGTAAGACTAGAAGATTAGGTATTGGTGAGGCTGTGCCGGAGATTGTTGAAGCTTTTGAAAACATTAACTACATTCAAGATACTAAAAGTGTGTGGTATGAATTTGATTTTAAAGGCCGTAGAATCACTATTACTCCAGAAGATATGAAAGATGAAAAATCTTTTAGAGTTAGATTACTTAGACATAGAGTTTATTGGCTAACCTTACCTAAACAAAGAAAAGGTCCTGATCCATTTGAATTGTTAATGAAAAGTATAGTTGAAAAAGCTATAGAATCTACAGATCACTCTTATAAAGATACTGTTGAAGAAGAGCGCTATATGGTGTTAAAAGATTTTTTTGAATCACATATTGAGCAAGATAAATTTGATAAATTAAAAGATGGTTATGTGGTGTTGGATTCTAAATCCAATGTATGTTATTTTAAGAAGTTGACTCTTGACCGTTTTCTCAAGAAACACGCCTCACGAACCTTTCACACTACCGCAGATGCTTTAAGGATGTTGAGTTGTAAAAGAATGGATTATAAAGAGGGTGAAAAAAATGTATGGTATGTTGATATGCCTGAGTTTGTAAATCATCAAGTAATTAAGAAAAACCTAAAGAAAAACGAAATAAGCGAAATGGATGAGGAGTATCATGATAAATTCAGGGATCCAAAAACAAAAGAACCTACACAAAAAGACGATTAAAATATTTGGTCCTCCAGGTACAGGAAAAACATATACTTTAATAGAAAGAGTCTTAAAAGGTTATCTTAATAAAGGGGTACACCCTAAAGACATTGCTTTTATCTCATTTACAAATAAAGCCGTGAACACAGCTAGAGATAGAGCTTTAGCTAATTTTACTAAATACACAGAAGATGATTTCGAAAGATTTAAAACGTTGCATAAATATTGTAGGAGATATTTTGAAGAAGAAGTTTTTGACCCTAAAGATTGTATGTTGGACTATGCTTTACAAGCTAAAATAATTAAAACATCTGATAAAAGACTAACGGATGATGGTTTTACTTATAAAGATTGGTCTTTAGGAATTTATGATAAGGCTAGAAATATGATGCAAGATCCACGTTTAATTTACAAAAAGGAATCTTATAAAAAAGATAACCTTGATATTTTTTTAAGAAAAATAGACACTTATGAGCACTATAAAAAAGATTCTTTTATTGATTTTACTGATATGATAGAAAGAGCCATTGATGAGGTTGAGTTTCCCCCACTTGAAGTCTTAATTCTTGATGAAGCTCAAGATTTTACTCCACTGCAATGGTCTGTTATTTATAAAATGACAGATAAGGTTAAAAGGGTTTATCTAGCTGGTGACGATGACCAAGGTATTTATAAATGGAATGGTGCAGACCCAAAATATTTTACGACTTACTTTCCTGGAAGACAAGTTATACTTAGAAAAACCAGGCGTTTTGGGAAGTCTATACACCACTTTTCACAAATAATTAGAAGAGGTATATTAGATAGTGTAGAAAAAGATTATAACCATTTAGACAAAAATGGTTTTGTAAAAAGGTATCTAAATTTTAATGAGGTTCCTTTCGGTAAACTGACGGGAACTTGGTATATTCTTGGTAGAGTGCGTTCAACTGTTAATGAATTAAGAATGTGCGCTAAGGATGCGGGACTGTATTATTCAGATAATCGTAATAATAAATCCTTTGATCAAAAGCAATGGGATGCTATAAAATCTTGGACTAGAATAACAAAAAATAAAAAAATCACTAGGGATCAAGCAGAAAATATGTATAAATACATAAGAGAATTAGTTGATATGGATTTTAGAACCCCTAAATTTTGGCAAAATATTCCAGAAACTCAGTTTTTTAATTTTAAGGATTTAAAAGAATGGGCTGGTTTAGCTCTTGATGATGATCAAGAAAAACAACCTTGGTGGAAGATATTAAAAAGAAATTTCCAACCTAAACAGATAATTTATTTTATAAGATTGCTAAAAAGATATGGTCAACAAACTCTTAATCAAGACCCTCAAATTATAATTGATACAATTCATTCTGTTAAAGGCGGCGAGGCAAACAACGTTCTTATATATTCTAAAACAAATTGGCCTGCTTCTTTTACTAAGAAGAACAAAGACGAGAAGTCAGATGAAAAAAGAGTTTATTATACAGGGGTTACTAGAGCAAAAGATTCTTTACATATTCTTTCAACTGATTATAAATATAATTACCCTATAGGTTCAGACTATTTGGTATATCTACAGGAGAGCAAATGAGTCCTTATTTTGAAGATTTAAAACTACACCCTTATCACGATGGTGCCGTATATAATAAAATATGGGATCCAGAAACGAAATGGGTTGAATATTTTAATTTTACTGCTTGCTTAATTGATAATGATATTATGATGAAAGATCATTTTTATAAGTGGTTATATGAAAGACATCCCTTTAAAACCGGAGTTTTAAAAATGGAACATAAGACAATGTACAATTGGCATGCAGATTCTACAAGAGGTGTATGTATTAATAGTATAATCCAAACACCCAATACTTCTTTTACTTTCTTTAGAGGGGCAAAAGAGGTTAATCACGGTTTAATTGAATTACAGTATTATCCAGGCGCTAGGTTTTTATTTAACAATCAAAAAGAACATATGGTTTTAAATTATGATGGTGATAGGTATGTTTTGACCACTGAATTCTTAGAAGATAAAGATGAATTGACTTACATAGATTTACTAAAAGAGATTGAAAATGACTATTACAAAAAATAAAGAATCTGATTTATGGAATAAAGGTGGTCAATATTATAGAAATTTTAAAATACAACCTTCTCAGTTTATTAATGAAAATAAAATTCTTTTTGCTGAAGGTAATGTAATAAAATATATATGTAGGCATCAAGGTAAAGGGGGTAAACAGGATTTAGAAAAAGCTAAACATTATATAGAAATGATAATAGATAGAGATTATGGCGCTTAGTGTATTGGATCTATTTTCTGGTATTGGTGGTTTTAGTTATGCCTTTGAATCTACTGGTCATTTTGAAACAGTTGCTTTTTGTGAAAATAATAAGTTTTGTCAAAAAGTTTTGAAAAAAAACTTTCCAAATGTTAAAATATATGAAGATGTAAGGAGTATAAATGGAAAAGAAATTAAAGCAGATGTCGTTGCTGGAGGATTCCCTTGTCAAAGTTTCTCCGTTGCAGGAAAAAGAAGAGGCACAGGAGATGATCGCTATCTCTGGCCAGAAATGTTTCGA